GTAGTCTTCGATTTGCACACCGTTAAATACAATAGCGAATCTTTGTAAAAGATAAGTAGGTAATTTTTTAGTTGCGTGATATTGAGCTTTCTCAGCTTCAGTCAACCAAGCAAGTTTTTTCTCTCTAAGTTCCCAGTAATAGACTTGGGTTCCTTTTGAGCCTTTCTTGATTTTATAACCAAGGTCATTCCATTGTTTGAAAGTTCCCCACTGGTTACACTTCCACTCGTTTTTCCACACAGCAAAGTTAAGATTAAAGACATTTCCGCCTCTATAATTTTTCTTGGTTGCAATGTTGTGGGGTAATCCGACTTCAACCCAACTCTTAGTCCAGTTGTCGCCTTCGGTTTTCATTAACTCAATGATGTTGGCTTGCATCTCCTTCATCATGTTTGGTTTTACTTTTTTCATATTTTTCTCCTTTATTAAAAATGTAAGCATTGCCTACACTGTTAATAATAGGGGTAAGAAGTGTTGATGTCAACACTTAATATGAAAATTTAATGAATAATTTTTTCGCTGTTTGTTAAGTCGTCTTCGCTGACAAAATAGGCTTCGGTCAAAGCCACTAATTGAAGTTGGTGAAAAGCTACCATTTTGGAAAGATTTTTATTTATCTCAACCAAGAAGTCGTTGGTTTGTTGTAACTCGTCAACAACTTGTTCGAGATCGATTTTCTTTTTTGAATCTATGTTCATTTTCCTTGCCCTCGGTATTTTTTCTTCTTTTTGTTTTTATTTGTTCCTGAACCATGACTTAAGCGTGAATCACCAATAGAGGTTTTCTTCTTTACATGGTTGATTTGTTCTTTAATCCAAGTTTTTGCCAATCTTCTTCCTTTTGTTGCGGTCTTGGAAATAGACCCTTGTGTAATATCTGCGGATGATTGCCAAAATAGAAAGGATAATCAACTGCGATAGGGAAAGTATAAACGAGTTGGTAGTAAAAACCAGTACCATAGATAAAGTTAACCACGAAAGTGGAAAGTTAACCATGGCTCCGAGCAGTGTATCTACGGATGCCTCTTTGAGTGCGTTGCGATCTAGCTTCATAATTATCTCCAAGTGCCATTATACATAGATATGTTCATTTGAACACTTACTTTGAAAAAATTACACATAATATGTCTAACCCAGTTGCAATAGCCTCGCCCACAGCCGACCAAATATTTGGGGTGTAGGGTCAAAGTTTTTGGTTTTTTTGGAGATTTGTTTCCAAATCCTATAGAGTCCCGTTCTATGGGCTTCTCAGAGCCTCACACAGCGTGTTTTTGCATCTATGTTAGCGGTGTGGACAGACTGCTCTGACGCAAGCCTGAGCAGAGTGTGGAATTTCCCTGAAAAAAAAATGCGTAAGTCACTGATCTGCCGTGCTTTTTTGATTTTTTTCCATTTTTTCGTGTTGTGGGGGGAAAAAGTCCCCCCTCTTGGTTTTATTCGTGATTAATAGCTAACGACACATCTTAAAGTGTCATACTGTGTCATACTTTCTTAGATGTCTTTGAAGTCAGCATCAACGATGTCACCACCGAAGATTTCCTTCAGTCTCTTCTCTATATCTGAGTGCGACATGTTATCCAAGTTAGCAGTGATATTTAAGTTCTCTGTCTTTCTTACCTTCAACCCTGCTATCTCATTCAACTCACGAATGGCTGACACTGACGCATTAAACTGTCCTTTGTTGTAAGCCTCTTCACTTATCTGCCACAACATCTTCGCAGTCTTTTCAGGGGTAATCGCATACTTATGTGCAAGCTCTGCTTTCTGCAACATGATGGCTTTAACCACATGTGGATTGTGCTTGGCATTCATCATGCGAGTAGCAGCTGATGCAGGGAACTCATAGCCTGCTCGTCTAGCAGCTTCAGTCTGTGTGCAATTATCATTGACATAATGCCAAACGAAAGCGTTCTGCATCTCAGTCAGTTGCAACTCAGTATCCTCTTCAAAAGCACTGGGTCTTTCAACCAATGGCTTCATCGGAGCTTTCTTCGGTCTACCTTTGTATTTGCTTGTGTTCTTTTTCTTTTCTTCTGTCATCTCACTTCCCAAAGGCTATCTGATGCACGATCTTCTCAATGGATTTGAAATCTCTCTTCTCGTCTGTCGTTAGCCTTTTACCTTGCTTTTCTTTCTCAAGGTATATTTTGCCACGATCAGCCAAAGCATCAATCATCAATTTCTTTTCTTCTTCCGTTACCATCAACTGCATTAACATATCTTTCTCCTTGTTAAATCCAATAAAGGGTAGAGGGTATGGGGTAGGGCTTCCTATAACTAGCTAATACTCCTATAACCATATAAGTACTATACTAGCTACCCCTCTATACTATATAAATAAATATTATTACTTAATGTATACACTATACCCTACCTAAGCCCAAAACCCTTTAAAATAAAGGGATCGAGACTAGGGCATGGCACAGGGTATCCACCTCTCTTACAGTACCCTACACCCTCACACCTAGCCTCAATTGTTCTCATTTCTCTAAAAGTTTTCTAATTTGCATACCCTACCCTACCCTGTAAACAAATCAGCCTGTTTCAATTCATTCTTCTCCTTGTTCCAAACAGGGTCATAAGACTTCCTATTAGGACCAATATACTCATGCGAATAACATATTCTATCCACATCTAGCACATAGTGATGCCATTCTTTCTTTATGTTCTTTCTTCTAGCTTTCTTTCTATCTACTAAATTAGTAGAAGTAGCACGCCAAAGATCACTCTTTTGCCTGTATTCACCCATACGCATGTGTGCAGTCTTAGAGAAATATCTGTACCCATCTTCGATGTGAATGTCTGCTATCGCATCAGAAAAGCGTACTCCTATGCCTAAGCCTTGAAAGTCAGGCAGTATGACCGTTCTACAACCACGCCATTTCTTTCTTGTATCGCCCTCATATAAAGGCGGTATCTTGCCCGGCAAACTTATGCTTGCACCAAAGCCCACGAGTTGCCCCTCCCACACACAACAAAAGCACCGTATAGCATTAGGTATATCTGTCGTTAAATAGTGATGTTTCGCAAACATTGACCACAAAGACTTATCGCATCGGTATACTTGAACTTGTATAGGTTGCCGAACCGACCCCCTTTTTAGCTCTTGCGTGTCAGTGCAGTACACCCAGTCAGGCTCAAGCCAACTAAGTATATCTTCATGACATGTTGCTAAAACGATGTTCTTTAGATTGTTTCTTTTAATGTATTTAGATAAAGCCACAGAGCAAGACTTAGCTGTCTCTCTGTTAACCACTGAGGTGAACTCATCTATAACAGCACCATCTTTTAATTTTCTCGCCATGTCTGCTCTAAAACCCTCGCCATTCGATAACACATGTCTTGGCTTTGCCCACGATGGTATCGTGTTGAGTCCTACTGCACTGAGTCTTGCAATGGCATCTTCTTCACTGTCAAAGTGTGAAGCCACTGACTTGCTTCTATCCCATGTCAGTTCTTCTTCCTCACCAAACCTTTTAAGCAGAGTAGACTTACCACTCCCACTTGAGCCAAAGATGACACCAATGGAAAACTCTCCATCTATCGATGGCATTCTTGGTACCTCGAAGCTTGTGGTGCCGTCAAAGTCAAAGTCAAAGTTCTTGTAGATGCTTTGATCTATCTCAGTCATCTCCACATTCGATGTCAGTATCTCTCTCTTCTCTTCTTCCATCTACCCCTCCGTATGTATCTTGGTATGTAAATCAATGAAAGCTTGTGCATCCATGACCACCAAGGGTTTGCTTCTGTTTCTTTTGATCACGAGTAAAGGCTCATAGCCCTTGCAATTGCTTTCTGCTTGTTCGTATGACTTCCACACATTCACTGCTTCTTGATTCTTGCATTCAATGCTGTAGGGGAAAGCTTCTCTTGATTGCTTGCCGAGTATGACATCTTCACCTTGGCTACCCATGGGTCTGCTCTCTATGTCTTCTGCATCTAGCTTGAGTATCTCTATCAGCTTAGTGACCACCCACTGTTGTAACTTCCTACCTTTTGCTTTTGCACTTGATGTCTTCATTTAATGTTAAGTTCCTCTTTACCATTGCGTCTGTTAAATTCCCTGACCAACCACTTAAGGTTCTCTTCCACATACCCTGCATAGTCTTTTGTCTCAGCAAAAGGTGATTTAGTTTCATCACAATAGTCTAGCCACATCCTTGCGGTGAAGCTCATGAACTCGTCTGTGAATACATCTGTGAATGCTTCGTGTCTCATGTGTCAAAAAAAATTGTGCGTAAAATGCTGAGAGACAACGATTGATGCCCAAGGTTGCCCACTATCATCGCTAGAATGCAAGGGGTTCATCGGTGGTCTCTGTCGGTAAATCTATCAAGCTAACATCATACACTTTCTTACCATTGGTTTTTCTAGGCTCAATGCCAAACTCAGTAAGCACTCTTGATGCGTCTTTGAAGTCTATGTTTCTTGGGTTGCGTATGCCTAAAGCTCTAAGCATAGCTGTAAGTTGCCATGGCTTCTTCTCTGATTCCAGTGGCTTGAAGTCTACATGTTGCATGAGTAAGTCTTCGACTGCACCTTGGGTTCTGAATCCTTCATTCGATTCTTGTAAGAGTTCTCTTTCTTCTTTCGTTAGGTACCAGTTCTTCTCGCCTTGTTTATAAAGCGTAGCTTTGACCTCTGCCCACATTTGTTGCATGTCAATCCCATGATGCGGATTGATGTCTGTAACTTTTAAACACCAAAATCTTCTGTTACCACTACCATCCATGAGGAACTCAGGTTCATTCACTGATGCAAAAAAAGCTGTGCGTCTTTGATAATTGGTAAAGGTTCGATCATATGGCAATCGCATCTCATCAGACTTAGAAGTAATGAAAGCTTTGAGTTGGTTGATGTCGGCTTTCTTAAAGGTAGACTCTAACTCTCCTAGCTCTACAATCCAGTGACTAACAGCCTTCTTTACGCTGTCTTTATCTTTTGGGTCAAGGGTAGCACCTTCGAGTAACCAACCTTTGTTGAACTCAGCCAAGCGTTTGAACCAAAGTGTTTTACCTAGCCCTTGCTTGCCTTGGAAGACCAATAAGCCTTCTAGCGATACACCGTCAACTTCAAATGCCGCCGCTACACATGATAGCAACCACTTTCTCATTAGCATGTGTTTAAGTCTGTTGTCTTCTGCTGTGACGGTATCGCAGAAATCCGTGACACGAGACACACCATCCCAAGGCTTACTATCAATCCATCGGGCAACAGGATTGTGTTCTTGGGCGATGATTTTCATCGCATCACGGACTCTTTGATGGGGTACAAAATTCTTAATGCACAAGTTTTCTAGTTCAACCAAATGTGCTTCGTCTTTTAAATCTGCTATGGGTTTGAAGTTGGGTATATCTATGTCAATGCGTTTTTTAATCACATCGTAATAACATTCAATGCCATAAGTTTTCATGAGTGCATGATAGTTATCTGTGGTAGCCATGATCCGACCTTGCGTGGTTTTTTCAAACTCTACGAGGTCAGGGACATCCACCTTCTTGGTAATGATCTCACCTGTGACTGCTTTTTGATCGTTGAAGTCCATGCCTTCTTCTGTTGGCATCACCACCTCAGCGTTGGACTTTTGTGCCGCTTCTATTGCTTTCTTCTCACCAATACCATTGACATCATTGTCTGCATAAATGATAAATTCTTTGTTTGGAATAGATTCCATAAACTTGGTATTAATAGACAACAAGTTACCTGCATTAAAACAAACCACCATAGGAATGTTTTGATCTTCAAAGATAGTCGCACAAGTTGCGTAACCTTCACCGAATCCTATCTTCGCTGATTCCTTTATTAAATGTGTACCTATTAAAAAGAAACAACCACCTGTTCGACCACCTGCAAGAAAGCGTTTTGATCCATCAGGCATGATCGTCTGCAACGACCACATCTTGCCTTTCTCATCAATGATGGGTATCAAGAGCTTGCCATTGTGTTCTCTCAAGTTGTGTGAGCGTACATTTTTAGAATCTAAGTATGGA